CATTCTGGGTGGTTTGTGTTCCAACAATTGTACCAGTATAATCTTTTAAGTTTGTTCTATTCCATTGACCAACTTGTTGAGCAGCGGTTCCTGCAGAATTTTCTGCATAGAAATCTAAATCGCCATTACTTGCAGTAGGAGATGTTTCAGCAATGATATATGTGAATTTATCAACAGAAGTAACACCACCAAGAGAAGACCAAGCACCAGCAGAATAACCCTCAAATGTAGTTTGAGAGGTATTGTAACGCAACATACCAACTGCTGGGGTATATGGACGTTGAGCAGTAGTACCAGTTGGAACTTGGAAGAAGCCAAAAGTAGTAATACCAGTAATAGTACCAGCAGTTGGGGTAGTACCACCAGTGACAGTTACAACAATAGTTGTTGAGTTTGTAACGCTTGCTACTACTACACTAGTAGGACTTCCACCAAAAAGAGTTCCAGTACCTGCAGTTGCAGTAATATTTTGACCAGGATTAATGCCAGTCGTTGATGTCATTCCAGTAACAATTACTGTCCATGGACCTGTTCCAGTTATACCTGGAGAATTAATTGTGCCGCCACCATAACTACCATTATTCATAGTTATAGTAGTTAAATTATTCAAACTGGTCGCAGTAGATCCAAGAGGAACATCACTAGTACCAAGAGTAACTTGGCCAGCTGCCCAAGTAGGAGCATAACCAGCACCAGCTGATTTCAAGAACGTACCCTCAGCGCCAGCAGTAATGAAAGAAGATACTCCTGTGTCTGATTGAATAATTAACTGTCCTGCAGAACCACCAGCAATGTTAGTAGCAAGAGTAGCAGTTTGCGCAGTACCAGTGGTCAATACCGATGTATTAACCCAAACTGGCGCACCAGCACCACCAGATACTAGAACCTGACCAGATGTTCCTGCAGCAGATAATGCTAATCCAGAATTTCCAGAATATGCAACAGCACCTTGAACTGCAGATAGTGAAGCACCTGTTCCACCATAAGCAAGAGCAACAGGTGCTCCATTCCAAATAGATCCTGTACTAAAAGTTTTATTCAGTGCAGTCTGAGCAGTAGTAGTGTTCAGCATAATAGCTGCACCACCACCTGTCACACCATCGTGAAGTCGGATTGTTTTTACGTCTGTATCGACAGAAAGTTCACCATTAGCCCCAGTAAACGCATTGTTCTGAGTAGTAGTTCCTCGTCTAAATTGTACTTGTGTTGCCATTTAAGAGTCCTCTTTTTGTATATTTATGCTTGGGCTTCTGACCAAAATAAGTTAATGTTAAAAGTAGCAGTTGATGCAGATAGGTTTCTAATAACAATCGCCAAAACGTCGGGACCATCTGGGTAGTTCGAATAACCACCAATGGCAGAGTTTGTTAGTTCTTTCAACTGTGATAAGTCAATCTCAGCGAAACCATTAATCTGAGCAAGTGTTGAGAAGTTTTGTTCGCCTGGAGTTGCAGCAGTAGTGTTGCTAGTGCTAATCTGAGCAAAACTTGGCTGACTTCCTAATGCTGTACTGTTAACTGCTGACCATGTTAATGAGCTGGCATCAATATTTCCTGGATTTAAAATACCATAAACCTGTACGTTTTGTGTTGCAGTAACTTGTAATTTTTGAAGTAGCAACTGTGAACGATTGATAAGGTCTCGATCACCGAACGCTCCAGCAATTGAGTTGGAAACAGATGGTGCCAATCTCAAGAAGAACACTGTTCTAGTTTGGTTAGCTGTAAGTGCTTGGTTTATTGCAGCATAGTTAAAGTAGTAACCACGATCGCTATCGAATCCACCATCCATAATATATGAAGAACCCCAGTGGTTAACAATAGGAGAACATGTGCAACTAATTAAAGTTACAGATTGGAATCCATTTCCAGTTGTATGCGAAGCTGCTGGACCTCCAGTAAATTGTTTATTGGAACCACAAACGAACAAACTGTAACTCGCACCACGAGTACAACCAGTTAATGTATTACCTGCTTTACCTGTATAGTTAATACACTCATTTTCAATTAAAATTGTTCCACCAGTAGATGGGAAACGAGAAGCATCGTAAAGAGTTACTGAGGTATCAGTAGAATTTAATGTAGTGAATAAACGATCTCGAGCAGATTCATTAATCGCTTGATAACGAACTGCGCTGTTACCAGTACGCATGTACGCTTCATCGTTTAAGTTGTTCTGTTTCATACGGTGTACAAGAATCATATTCCCATCTGGTCCACGACACATAAAGTCAATAAAACCAGCACCATACCAAGAGAACGAGATACCTAACATTTGCATCTTGTTTAGATTAATATTATAACCAGATATTCCAGTACCATCAATCTTATCACAATTAAATTGAGATTTTGGAACACGTTGGTCGATAACATGCGCAATTTTAATACCCGAAGAGTTATTAACACCACGATATTCTGGATTAATAGTCATTGTGTTATCATCGGTAATAGTACCAACACGATATGTCATACCACGAATAACGATTGAATCACCAACTTTTAACTGTTGTGTAAAACGACAAGAATTTCCACTGACTAACTGCGAGCCAGCAACAACAGAAACGAATCCTGATAACTGATAAGTTGCAGAACGCTTAACTACTGCTAACTCTTGTCCATCAAATTCCCAGAATAATCCGTTTTGGTCATCGAATGGACCTACACGAGTAGTTGCACCAATCCAGTTTTTAACCGTAATACGTGGAAGATTGGTAATAACAGCAGAAGTAGAACCTAATGCTACGTTTGCAGCTACGGTAAATGTAGATTCGTTAACAACAGAAACTACACCATAGACACCATTGTAACCAGAAGTAACTACTCCTGAAATTTCAATAATTGCACCTGCTTGTAAACCATGATCAATTTCTGCTGAAACTGTAATCACAGAACCAACAGTAGTGGCACTGGCAGAAATTTGGTCAAGGTTTATAACTGGGTTGAACAAAACACCAGAAGTCCAAAGAATACCTTTACCTGATTGGTAACGCATATACTTTTTAGTTTGACGAGAAACAGATGCGCCATGAGAAGGTAAGAACGTACCTAAGTTAACACCACCATCAAATGGTCTATGTTGAACGAACGCATCAGAACGAGTATATGTTTTAGCAACAATACCAGCACTGGCTACTGCACCACCAACACGAGCAGTAAATGTAAATGTAGTTGGGGATGGAGTTGTTTCAATAAAGAAGTTACCAGATACTAAAGAGTGGTTAGTTCCGCTAGAAGTAACTACGTTAACAATTGGTGACGCTGGAACTAATCCATGTGGAGCTGTAGTTGTAACAGTAATTTTAGATGGAGAGTTACCATCAGAAACATATGAAGTAATTGGCAGTTCTGCACCAGCATAGAAACCACCACGACGTGCGTAAGTAGATTGATTATAAACAGAAGTTCCATTTACACCAACAATACCTTTAGCGAAGTAAGTAAAAGAAGTTGAAGATAGAACAGTATTAATAACGAATGCACCTTCTGAACGAGCAGCATTGGCTACACCTGCACAACCGAATACCAGTACTGGAGTAGCAGCAGAAAGTCCGTGGGCTTCTGAACAAGTAACTGTCATAATAGATGGGTTACCACCATCTGATACAATATTAGTAATAAACAAGTCAAGACCTGGTTTTTCGTAGATACCTGGAACACCACGAATCTCAGAATAGTTCTGCCACTTAGTTGGTTGTAAACCATATTCAAAGTCAGCGTCAATTAATGATTGTGGATTAGCAACACGCATACGTTCAATGGCATCAACACCAAACGCATAAGGGCGAACGATGTTACCGATTTGTTTTGGTGCATCAGAGTAAATAGACAGTTTGTCAGTTGACAGCATCGTTGATGTATCAGCTGCAAAGACTACAGTACTTGACCCAACCTGTTCAGAGAATTGATCTGAACCACCAGTAAAAGTTGTATCAAATGGATCATATGAGATGGATCCATTCTTTGTTGGATCACCAATAGCATAGATGTTTGTTTGCTGTGTTTTATTTGCAATAATCAAAAGTTGAGTTAAGTCAACTTTACCAGGAAACTTAACAGTTCCCTGTCCTGCTACGTTTGGTGAGAAAATATATTTTTCAACTAATTGACGTGCCATTTTATATCCTTAGAATCCGAAAATAATTGAGTAACCAAGATAATCTGATTTTACAGATTGGTCGAGGTTAGATAAAGAAACAATACCATCTATACGTAAAACACCCATGTCATAAGTTAGTGGGACGTTACCACCAACAAGACCAAGATCTTCTGTAGCTACAATATTTACATCATATACAAATCCAAGATCTGATGTAGCTTGCGCTGCGAAAACCGCAGAAGAACCAGAAGTACCAGTATATCCAATTTGGATACCACCACTGGTGTTAGTAATTTGAATATATGGACCAGCTTGAATACGGTTTAATGTAAATCCATTGGATGAGTTACCAATTAAAAGCTGACCAATTTCTGGTAAAACTATTTGTCCAGTACCACCTTGTGCAACACCTAAACGATTTGTTAATGTTAAGGAATTGAGAGTTGTATCACCAGCAGTTAAATCGCCAGTGATTGCAGTATTACCTGTTACACCTAAGGTTCCACCGATAGTAGTATTACCAGTAATCGCCATATTTGACGAGAACGTACCAGTAGTACCAGTAATCCCAGCTGCAACAACATTACCAAGAGTTCCAGAAACTACTTCTGAACTATTAGTAGTATTTAATAGGAATCTAAAATCGCCAGTTCCATTTTTATATCCCATAAAGCCAAGTCTGCTGGCTCCACCAGAATAATAAGCAAATTCAATACCACGATCTTTATTATCGTTTGATGATAACGAACCACCACCAGAAGCAGTACCAATTCTAAAAATTGGATCTACTAAAGTAGTAATTGTTGAATTTATTGTTTCTGTAGTACCATTAAGTATTACGTTTCCGTTTACTGTTAATGAACCAGTTAATGTAGTATTACCAGTAACACCAAGTGTACCACCGATAGTAGTATTACTAGTGACCCCCAGCGTGCCACCAACAGTTGCATTAGATGTTAATGCTAATGTAGCTCCAGTATATCCACCAGAGCCAATTGCTAAATTTGAACCTAAAATTACGTTTGTTAAATTGGCTTTTGCTGATTCATGACCACCAGCAGTAGAACCATCATGAATTCGTAAAGAATTATTAGTTGTATCGAGTGTGAGTTCTCCAGCAGCACCTGTAAAGGTATTATGCTGGGTAGCTGTACCACGTCTAACTTGTAATTGAATTGCCATATGTTATTCTCTTATACTAT